ATTACCTAATACAGCTAACTTAAAATCATTATTTTGCTCTGATAAAAACTTAGCAAAATTAGTTTCAGAAGGAACTTGACCATTAAAAGATGCTCTTTTACTTTTAGATATTCTTTTTAATCTTCTTTTACTAATTCTAGAACTTTTTGTATCTCTTAAATCTTCATAAGACTTAACAATAGGTACAGTTGTAGATCTACAATTAAAATGTTGAGGCGGTCTTACACCTGTTTTATCATCTAATCTAAAAACTTTACCATCTAATCTTCCACAGATCAAAGAAGTCCTGGAATCTAATGTTGCCACATATTGATAACCGTCAATTACATCTTCGTTTAACTTATATGTTGCATTAGATATATTACTTGATGTTTCAGTTATAGCAGTTCTAGATAAAGTTTTTAATTGAGCACTTGGTAAATCAATAGAACGACCTACATTATCAGCTATTTTATTAACAGCTAAGTTATCAATCATACCTCTTTTAACAACATCTTTAATACGTCTTTGTTGTGCTAGACTTATAGATGCTATTTGTTCAGAATAAGTTCCTGCTGAATTAATTATTAAATCATTAACTTTCAACCCAGTATATACTTTACTTCTGTAAACCTTACCTAAACTTTGTTTTAAAGTATTACTATGAAATTTAGAACTAGTACTAGCTAAAGCTTTTAGTTCTGTAATTCCATTTCTGTATATTTTACGATAAGTTTTTCGTGTTTCTAAAGTTAAAGCACGGTTTAAAGCATTTACACTTTTATTACCATTCTTTAACGCTGAAGTTACTAATCGTTTTTTATGGGATGACATGACTTTTGTTAAATCATTATCTAGTTTCTTTTCGTAAAGACTTAATAGAGCACGGTGTTTCAGCTCTCTAGATAGTATATCATCGTTTATACTCATTTAGTTCCTTAATTAGTTCTTAGATTCATTTTCAAATGTTTTATCTTCCTCTTTTGATGATTCAGCTGGTTTATTCATTTCATCAGATATTCTTTTTGAATAGGTAGCTGATAAAATGTTTAATTTATCTAAATCAATAGATGTTAACATTTTTTTATTATTAATATCAGAAAGTATTGCTATATTATTTATAACGGTATTTGGTAATTCACTCTCTTTATAATCTTTACCATCAATATTAATTGTTCTTTCTTTAACTTCATTTTTATTATCACTCATTTTATTTTCCTTTATTGTTATTATTTATATTTACGTCTTATTTTCTTCTTTTTCTTCTTATCGTCATCTTTTTTCTTCTTACTCTTCTTACTTCGCAACAACATCTTGCCATCTCCTTACCTCTTTTTCATTTTTATACAACTACTACCCTTACCTCTTCGGTAGCCTTTCCAACAAGATTTACCTTTATATTTTTTCTTTTTGTAAGCCATTGTAATTACCACTTTCTACAAGACCAATATCTTGCTTTTGTTTTAGGGCCAGGAGTAGAACATTTATGTCTTGCTCTAAAACTTGCCCTTGCTTTAGGGTTAGATTTTCTAATCTTCATCCCTTTTTGACCAAAGTTAACTTTCACAACATTACCATTTGCATTACGAACGAAAACTTTAAATTTTTTAACGTCACCCTGCATAGGCTTATTAAGCTTAACAGTACGACCTTGGTATTTTGCCATTTTAAGTATTTTCTCCTGTGTTTTCATCACACATAAACTTAACATAAAATTTATTTGAATTAACAGTAGGTTTACCAAATGTATTTAATGTATCCTTCGATAAAGTATATCCATTTGTTATACAACTATAGTAATCTTCAAATAAAAATTCGTGTTTAACTGGTTTAAAACATTGTTCAGCTGTTCCAGAACATAGCATTAATATTAAAACATATTTTACCATTTTAACCCCACAAACTTCCTGTTATAGTGCCTTTATTATATTCAGTTGCTCTACTTTCAAAAAAGTTTGCATGTTCAACACCATTAATAACCCAATCAAGCCAGCTTAAAGGGTTTTCTTTAACTTTATAATTTGGTTTTAAAGATAATTGTAATAATCTTCTATCTGCAATATATCTTATATATTTTTTAACCTCTTCAGATTTTAAACCTCTTATACCACCCATGTTAAATGCAAGATCTATAAACTTATCTTCTAGATCTACCATATCCCTAGCTGTTTGATATATTTCAGCTTTAAATTTTTCTGTCCATACTTCAGGATTTTCTTTTATAAGTTGATGGAATAATTTTATCATACCTTCAACATGATGTGTTTCATCTCTTATTGACCAGGTAACTATTTGACACATCCCTTTCATACGACCAAATCTTTGAAAATTAAGTAGCATAACAAACGATGCAAATAATTGTAAACCTTCACCAAAAGCACTAAAACAAGCAATATCTCTTATAAGACCCTCTACTCCAGTGCCCTTAGACTTAAATAAATAAGCATGTTTATCAGACATCTCTTTATATTCTTGAAAAGCCTTATAATCAGTTAATTGTGTTTCACCAATAGTATCATTAAGTAATGAGTAACTATGTGCATGATTAGCTTCTGAATTAGCAAATGAACTTAACATCATTCTAACTTCAGGTGGTTTAAACTTAGGTATATATCTATCTAAATAAGCTTGAGCAATATCAACATCTCCTTGAGTAAAGAATTTAAGAATATTACTAATAAGACTTTTTTCTTCGTCAGTTAATCTTTCATTCCAATCTCTAATATCTTCATGCAATGGTACTTCACTTGGTAACCAATGCATTTTTTGCATAGTATCATAAGCTTCAAACGCCCATTCATAATCAAATGGTTTATAATGTGTTCTTGTCTTAAATAGACTCATATTTTATTTCCTTTATCCCTCACAAGCTAAACAATCAGCTTCAGGTATTATTGTTCTTTCAACTTTTAATGATACAAGTTCAGCCCTTTTAATAGCTTCACTTCTACAATAGTATAATGTTTTTAATTTTCTTTTCCAGGCTAACATATGTATATCGTGTAATTCTTTTATATTTACATCAGCTGGTACAAATACATTTAATGACTGACCTTGACAAATAAACTCTTGTCTATCAGCAGCATGTTCAATTATCCATTGTTGGTTAATTTCGATCGAAGTTTTAAATACATCTTTTTCGTAATCTGACAGATCTTTGATATGCAATACCGAACCACGGTTAGCAAGAATAGAAGTCCACGTTTTATCATTGTTAATTCCTTTTGTTTCTAATAATTTTTCTAAATGTTTGTTCTTTACTAAAAAAGATCCAGACATTGTTTTTTGTACATAAGCATTTGCTCTATAAGGCTCAATGCTTGGTGAAGTAGTTCCACAAATAATTGAACTAGAAGCATTAGGTGCAACAGCTAGTAAATGAGCATTTCTCATACCAGTGCCTTCCATGTCAGGTGCTTCTCCTCTTTTAACTGCTAATCTTTTAGATTCAGCAACAGCTTCAGATTTAATATGTTTAAATATATTTAAATTCTTAGCCTTAGCTAAAGCAGATTCAAAAGGTATATTACATTTTTGTAAATAAGCATGAAATCCCATAGCCCCTAAGCCAATAGATCTCTCTTGTGTAGCAGAATACTTAGCCCTAAATACATTATCAGGAGCATTTTCAATAAAACTAGTTAATACATTATCTAAAAATCTAACTAAATCAGGTATAAATAATTTATTATCTTTCCACTCATCATATGTTTCAAGATTAACACTTGATAAACAACATACAGCAGTTCTATCTTCAGCAGTAGGTAATGTTATTTCAGTACATAAATTTGAATGATGTACTTTTAATCCTAAATTTTTTTGTGTTTCAGGTAATGCGTCATTGATATGATCTATAAATGAAACATAAGGTTCACCAGTGGCTACTCTATTCTCAAGTATTTTCTGCCACAACTCTCTTGCTGATACTTTTTTAATTATCTCTTTTGAATGAGGATCTATTAAATTCCAGGTATCATCATAAGTAGGTTCAGATATACATTTATCAATAAGTTCCATAAACTCATTAGATATATTAATACCATGATGTAGATTTAAACATTTTCTATGTATATCACCACCAGATGGTTTTCTTATATCTAAAAATTCATTTATCTCAGGATGTGATATATCCATATATGCAGCATAACTACCTCTCCTAGTTTTACCTTGACTAAAAGCCATTATTTCTGAATCAACTACATGTAAAAATGGTATAGTACCAGATGATTGAGATCCACCAGAAGTCATTGTTCCATCAGATCTTACATCACCCCAATAGCCACCAATACCTCCACCTATTGACGTTAGCCAGGCGTTTTCAGTATAATGACCAGTTAAACCTTCTCTACTGTCACCAACATAATTTAAAAAGCATGAAATAGGCATCCCTCGACCCGTGCCTCCATTACTTAGAATAGGTGTTGAATACATGAACCACATTTTTGAGGCATAATCGTATATCCTATTCGCCATCTCCTCATTATCTGAATAAGCTTTTGCAGCTCTCATAAATGCTTCTTGTGGTGATGTCTCTTCGGGTAAAAGATATCTGTCTTTTAATGTTGTTTTACCAAAATCTGTTAGTAAATTATCTCTATCGTTTATTATCATATTATTCATTACCTTTATAATTATATTACCATGTAAGCTTTAGCAGCTAGTACAGTAATAGAAGCTAAGTATATTGTTAAAAATATAAATAGTGTGTATTTCATTTGCTTTCTTAAATATGGCCTCCTTGATATAAAGCCAATATTAACATTAGTGTTAGTATAATCGTATTAAATTGCCACCATCTCATACAATCCTCCTAGAACTTATAATTAAGCCTCCTCTTCGTCTTCATCATTACTTTGTTGAAGTGAAGATAATTCTTTTTCATATTGTTCTCTTGGTGATATTATTCTATCATCTTGTGAAATTTCGTCTTTACCTGTAACATCATTATAATCAGTTGGTAAAGCGTCATTGTTTTTAGCAATCTCAATAAATGTAGATCTAGGGATTAATCCTCCAGAATACCATTCTGTAATTAATCTCATCCAATCAGCCCCTCTAGGTGCAGGTGTAAAGTCAGAAGATAAATTAAATCTTATATCAGTTTCAGAAATATTTATGTCATATCTCCAGTTAACCATATGTTTAATGATCTTTTTCATAGACTCAGAAACTTTTGCATTTAATGTAGCAAGTGCTGCATTTTGAGATGCATTTCTAAGTGATAAAGCTACACCAGATTGATCGGAGTTGTTAGGCTCTAGGCTTAACATCTTCACACCAATTCTAGTTAACTCATCATAACCATTCTTAATAGCTGCTTCCATATCTTTTAAAGCATCTGTAGGTGTTTGTAGTGTTTCTACAGTATCATCTTTATTAACAAACATCCAAGTTCCTAAAC